CTTCGAAGCAAGACGCCTTATAGACTTGATAATCCAGATCAAGCGCGGCCATCTCGGCTTCCATCCTATTAAGCAGTTGTTGAACAGATTGCATAATCACTCCTCGATTTCTTTTGGGTACGGGGTGAACATTGAATCCCCGTAGGTTCGGTAGTTGCGAAGGTATCTCCGCATTGTGTCGTAGTGAACACTGAACATCTGAGCCAGAGCCCAGAGCTGTACGCCCTTGGACTCTAGTTCGAATGCCTCTTTGACTTGGCTTGGTGACAGTTTCACGAGACATCCTTTTCGCAGATGTACCACTCGCGATCTGGCTCTGACTGCTTCAACTCCTGCAAAGTCTCCTCTGCTTCACTCCAGTTGTAACAGCAGTGCTTGTAGGTATCACCAGAACCCTGGCCTCGGTAAAGCACTAGGTAAACGATTGCGTCCATTTTATCCCTCCACCAGCGAGTACGCCGTAATGATTAGGGCCGCCCATACAATGGCCTTGATTAGCTCTCTGTTGCTCATAAACCCCTCGCGTGCTTTATAGCTATTATCATTTGCTCGAGGTCTTCAACATCAAACTCATTGAGTCCCCAATACTTTTTGACGCCTTCGATTGTTAACGCTATCTCATCAGGTCGGTATCCGCCTTTAAGCATTACCTCGATGTTATCCATCAGGGTTCCTGTACGCATGACTTTTCCTTTACGCATAATCTCTCCTCAAGCTCCCAAGGAAGCTGTTGACTGTTCCCGCGTAATGACTCGCGGCCTCATTAAACTCTACGATGTCGCACCAATAAACGGCTTCAGGGTCAAGTATCCCCTGGGCCATTGCTTCGGCAATCACCTCTTGCCACTCATCGTTATCACCGTTGGCGTAGACGCTCCGGCAAATGCGATCCCAGATTGGCGCCTTGTTGGTGCGAAGGTATCCGACTTTATTCATCGCGCTCCCCTTTCATTAGGTTGATGATGTAACGCTCTTCTGCAAGCAAAAGGGCCAGTAATACTGACCCCGCAGTGAGAAGAATGGTTAGAGACAAACCGAACCATAGGTAGCTCATGCAGCCTCCTCCAGCTCTTCGAGTGCCGTCCGAACATCGGCAAGCACTAAGAAGTGATAAGCCCAATAAGTAATCTGGGTCATGTAGGTATCCAATGAGAAGTCTGAAAAGTCGGTTATCTCTGCTACAAGTTCCTCCACGTCATTCAACAGGCCTGAATGGTGATTCTTCAGGGAGGTGACAATATCCCAGGCGCGGGAGTAATAGATCACGTCCTGAATGCCGTCGATGACTTCGTGAACGATGTCGCACTCGTCGCCATCGCAGAACGTATCGTCAAGCCTACGCTCAGCGATTAACTCCATCGCCTCAGTGACTAGGCTGTCACTGGTGGAAAGGAACTCTTTGTAAGTTGTAAATGTATCCATTGTTAAACACTCCGTTGGTTATGGTTTTAAAGCCGACCAAATTGGCCGCATCTCTGAGTGAATCACGGTAGCGTTACTGTGTCAACTCTTTCCAAAATAAATTTATATGTCGGTTGAAAGATCGACTTAAAAGGTTGACAATCGGGACTGGCGAGAATTGCGTCTGGTAGCTGTCACTGCCAGACAACCCCGATTTAAGCCAGGTCAAGTTTTTTTAAACACTCCTTTTAGTGCCCCGCTTGTCGGGGCTTTTTTTTGGTTGCGTATATGGCTAGAGACATCAAGGGATTGCTGGAGCGCGTAGGCGTGTCTGGCGTGAACAAGCCCAAGCGCACACCCAATCACCCCACGAAGTCACACGTCGTTGTGGCTAAACAAGGGGATGAGGTGAAGACCATTAGATTCGGACAGCAGGGCGTCAAGGGCGCTGGTAAAAACCCCAAGACGGCAAAAGACAAAGCAAGGCGGAAAAGTTACTACGCCAGACATAATGCTCAGGACTCGAGCCCTAGCAAACTGTCGGCGCGGTACTGGTCGCACAAGGTGAAATGGTAATGAGCTGCGGAAAGAAAAAACGAAAGGGTCGGGGCAAGTGACTGTTAGGCAGGCGCTAAAGTCTCGGACCGTACAGTACGGCGTAGCAATTGCGGTGCTGTCAGTGCTTCAGGGCTTTGTGGGGTTCATCCCCGCGAATCCAGCAGTGCAGGCGTTTATCGGTTGCGCGATTGCGGCTGGCATCGTGGTTCTGCGGTTTATGACCACTCAGCCCGTGGGCGATAAGTAATGCCAGGGCTACTAGAGCGGCCAGGGCTGTACGCCAACATCCACGCAAAGCGCAAGCGGATTGCAAATGGGTCAAAGGAGCGGATGCGTAAGCCTGGCTCGAAGGGCGCTCCAACTGATGAGGCGTTCGAAAAGGCCTCTAAAACAGCGCGTAAGCGAAAAGACGACTAACACCCAACAATCTATGGCTGTAACCCTTATCGACCGTCTGAGAGCGTTTGAGGGCTACAGGCGGTATGCGTACCGATGCAGTGAAGGCAGACTCACCATCGGATACGGGACAATGATCGAAGAGGGTGGGCACGGGGTTCCTGATTACGTTGCCGAGATCCTTCTGCAAGACTACATAAAAACATTGAGGGCACGGTTTGGTGCGCTTGATTGGTTTAATGGGCTAGATCCTGATCGACAGGACGCCATCCTAGAGATGGGATACCAAATGGGATACGACGGAGTGCTTGGCTTCAGGCGGATGATAACCGCCATCGAGCATTCTGACTGGGGGAGAGTTCGCGAAGAGGCTCTCGATTCACGCTGGGCAAAGCAGACACCTGCTAGGGCTCGCGATGTAGCAGAGAGGCTTGCTTATGGTAGGGCATCGACTTAGCTACCTTGAACCGTTTGCTGAGACCGTCGCAGAGCATGAGCTTTTGGATGCGCTTGCGGCAACTGACGGCAACGTCGCTCAAGCGATTGTGTTGCTTGGGGTTGACGAGCGAGGCATTAAGCGCAGGGTTGCAAAGCTAAAGAAAAAGGCGGCACTGAAGGGCGTTGCTCCCGACAACGATATGGTGCATCAGGTCGCAGAAGGCTTTGCGGTCAAGGGTACGTCAACGCTTTATGCAGACGACGGCTCAGTCAAAGTCCAATGGGTCAAGACTCAGCAGTCGCACGAAGACAAGCTTTCCAGCCTTAACGAAGCAATCGCCGATGCGATGGAAGGCTTCAAAGGGATCTACAAGCCACGCAAGGCTCCGGTATCCGACAGCGAGGATCTGATGGCCTGTTACGTGATGGGTGATCCACACATTGGATGCTATGCCCACGCGGAGGAAGCAGGCGAGAATTTCGACGTAGACATAGCGCGAGAAGACCTCATTAACGCTACGTCTCGATTGGTTGATGTGGCGCCCAAGACAGACCGAGCATTGATCGTCAATCTGGGCGACTTCTTTCACGCTGATAACAGCTCTGAGCGCACAACGCGATCAGGGGCGAAGCTTGACGTTGACTCAAGGTGGCATCGGGTACTGCAAGCTGGCTGCATGTTGATGGTCGATCTAATCTCGATGGCGCTGTCAAAGCACCCAACGGTCGAGGTCATCAACTGCATTGGCAATCACGACGATCATTCGAGCGTGATGCTGTCGGCATTTCTTGCGGCGTACTTCCACAAGGAGCCAAGAGTTCTGATCCACTCAACGGTCAACAAATTCAATTACATAACGCACGGCAAGGTGCTGATTGGCACAACGCACGGCGATACGGTTCGCACTAACGCGCTGTCAGAGCTGATGGCTACGGATGAGCCTCAACTGTGGGCAGAGTCTGAGCACCGATACTGGTATACAGGTCATATTCATCATACGACTCGGCAAGAGCTGAGGGGGTGCGTTCAGGAGTCGTTCCGCACTATGGCAGCTAAAGATGCCTGGCACCACAATTCAGGCTACCGATCGGGTCGCGATATGTACTGCATCGTGCAGTCCAAAGAGTACGGCGAAGTAGAGCGTTATCGCTGTGACATTCGGAGGGCGCGCAGTGGGCGACTTAAAAGTTCTTGACGGCGGAAAGCCTGAAGAGCCTACCATCAATATGAGCCAGGTGATCTGCGCTCAATGCAGCTCAGGCTTGTTTAACTGGAAGGCAGACGATACCGGCAAGGTTCACGTTATCGCTTGTTCTGTTTGCGGCAATTTGTTCCCAATGCTTGAGTCGGAAAACAGCAACGTCCTCGAACACTGGGAAGAGCGTGACTGATGGCTAATCTGCTATCTAGAATATTCGGAACGGACAAGGCTCTGGAGAGCGCTGTAGACGGCGTAACCAAAGGTCTCGATGCGCTGGTATATACCGATGAGGAAAAAGCTCAGGCGGCATCGCAGGACAGGGCTGAGGCTAGGGCACTGCTGGTGCAGTGGCTTGAGGCTACATCAGGGCAACACCTAGCGCGCCGATTGATTGCGCTATCCATCACAACGGTGTGGTT